GCGTAGTTGCCGCTGGAGCCGATCCGCGCGGAGTTGCCGCTGGAGCCGATCTGCGCGTAGTTGCCGCTGGAGCCGATCTGCGCGTAGTTGCCGCTGGAGCCGATCTGCGCGGAGTTGCCGCTGGAGCCGATCTGCGCGGAGTTGCCGCTGGAGCCGATCCGCGCGGAGTCGCCGCTGGAGCCGATCCGCGCGGAGTTGCCGCTGGAGCCGATCTGCGCGTAGTTGCCGCTGGAGCCGATCTGCGCGTAGTCGCCGCTGGAGCCGATCCGCGCGTAGTCGCCGCTGGAGCCGATCTGCGCGGAGTTGCCGCTGGAGCCGATCTGCGCGTAGTCGCCGCTGGAGCCGATCCGCGCGGAGTTGCCGCTGATGTCACCCTCGGTCGGTACGTCGATTGTCGAGGGCACAGCGAATGCTTCCTTCGCCAGATCGAGCATGTACTGGACGGCCGAAGTGATGATGCCTGGAAGTCCGACTTCCACGTCGAGGGTGATTTTCGCGGCCGCGATTTTGCTGTCGTCTCCGTCACGGCTCAACGTGCCCGACAACGTTACCTTACAGAACCGCGATTGATGAACCGAGTAGTACGTCCACGTGTCGAGCGGGTTCTCGCACGCATGGAAACCGCTCGAACAGGCTGCGACGCGGCCCTCGTGTTCGTACGTCTTGCCGAGTTCGTATTGGAAGTTGCGGCACTGCAGGTTCTTGTCGAAGCCCTTCCAGGCGACGATGGTCTTCTCAGTCATGACACGCTCCGGTTCGGTGGATGAAATCTAGCACTACATGGCTAGTCTAGCAACCGAATGTGTCTTGTCAAGCACTAAAGTGCTAGAAGATGAACAATCAAAAGCCCGCATGCGCGGGCCGCTTACTGGTTGCGTAGGAGCTTACTGGCGTTGCCAGCCCATCTTCGAATAGGCGGCGGCGCACTCGTCGATCTCATGCTGCGCGATGATCGGGAAAACGCCGGGTGTCGTGGCGTTGCACTGCGCAACCTGTCCGCTGGCGGGATCCCTAAATATCGCTGGAGACGCACAAGCGCTTAAAACTATCCCCGATATCACTGTCCCGAAAATCATCTTCATGGAGTTTCTCGTTTTGTGGAGGGAGGCCTTTGTTTGTAGTTGAAAGGAAAGGGAATTATTTTGGCGGAGGGCCTCTTATCCCGTCTTGTGCTGTTCTGAACCCCATTTTATATGCTCTTCGAGTACCTTTTTTACCGCGATCTCAACGGCTTTTTCAATGATCCTGTCTAGCCCTGGAATCTCGTTGACGACCAGTCCATTATTTTCGTTGACGATCGTTGGCGGGGGTTCACTTCGAGGTGATAGCAATTTCCTTCCCAAGTCCGGAACCAATAGTTGCCAAGGCTCAATTTTAAAAAATCGAGCTATTGATTCCAGAATTTCAATTGTCGGATTCCCTGTTCCGTATTTGATGCGCCCCAACGTGCCGTCAGCAACATGAATCTGCTTGGAGAGATTCAGGCGTGAAACATCAGGGCGCCCGGCGAGCAGCTGGGTAAGGTTGTCGGCGAGAATTTTCTTCGTATCTAGCATGATTGCACCAGTGTAGTGGGAGGGCCTAGCAATGTGTTGCTTGAGTGTCTAGCCATGTAGTGCTAGATTTCGAGCAAGTCCCATACCAAGGAACTGCTATGTCCCTCGTTACATTGATGAAAACCGAATTGCTTGCCAGGAAAGGCGAGTGGCCGCGTATCAGCCGGGAGACAGGCATCTCGTACTGGTGGCTGACGAAGTTCGCGCAGGGGCGTATCCCCAACCCCGGGGTGCTTGTGCTCGAAAAACTGCAAAAGCACTTCGTGGTTGCAAGCGCAGATGTTTCGGCAATGAAACAAAAACCCTAAGCGCGTCCCGCAACAATGCCAAACGACATCCTTGTCGGCGCGCTGGCGCCGATCCTCTCGCGCGTGCGCACGTCCGCGTGCTGCGTGAAGCGCCCGCAGGGCGTCCGCCGCGTAAAAGCCCCCTTGACCGCCGATCGGCTGGCCCATCACGTGAATGGGGGCCCGGCGTACGGCGTCTATCCGATGGAACCGGGGTCATCCACGACGCGTGTCGCACTGTTCGATCTGGATGCCCACCGCGGCGAGACGCCGTGGGCTGAAATGCAATCCGCCGCGTTGGCGCTGATGCAGGCGCTCGAAGCGCGCGGTTTGCGGCCGATCCCATTCCGCAGCTCGGGCGGCGCGGGGGTCCACGTCTACGTCCTCTGGGACACACCGCAGGACGCGCGCAGCGTGCGCACGCTCTTGCGCGCCGCCCTGGCCGATGCCGGCTTCCGGGACGGCCCGGCGGGTGTCGCCGCCGGCGAGATCGAGGTGTTCCCCAAGCAGGACAGTGTGCCGGCAGATGGCTTCGGGAACATGTTCGTTCTCCCCCTCGCGGGCGCTTCTGTCCCGCTCGATCCGTTCGAGCTCGACGACATGCCGCGCGAATGGGCGGCGTGCATGGAGTGGCCCACGAGCCCGCCCGTGCCGCCGGCGCCTGCCGAGACGCGCGACGTGCCGGCCACGTCCGACGTATCGGTCGAGTTGGCGCTGCTAAAGTCGGCGCTCGATGCGATCCCCAATGCGGGCGAGTTCGAGCTCGACTACGACAGCTGGCGCAACATCATCTTCGGCATCCACCACGCGACGCAGGGATCCGACGAAGGGCGTCAGCTGGCGCACGAGTTCTCGGCCCGGTCATCGAAGTACGATCCCCATTTCCTTGACGCGCGCGTGTGGCAGTACGTCCACGACAACCACGACGAGCTCATCACGGCCCGTTCCATCCTGCATATCGCCGCGCGCGACTACGGCTGGGAAGAACCGATCGCCGACGAGTTCGACGTGCTGGAACCAGACGAGCCTGAAGGGCGCGTCAATTCGTTCCAGCCGGCGCTCGAGCGCGCCGAGGAAACCATCAAGCCGGACCTCATCAAGGGCGTCGTGCCCGACGCCGACTTCGGCATCGTGTTCGGCGCACCAGGCGCCGGCAAATCCTTTGCTGCGATCGACTTGGGCTTTCACTTGGCGTTGGGGCGGCCCTGGCGCGGTCGCAAGACCAAGCAGCGCCGCGTGTTCTACGTGGCCGCGGAGGGCGCGCACGGCGTGCGCCGCCGCGTGAAAGCCTGGGCGCGTCACCACGGCGAGAGCGGCTCGGTGCCGTTCTACACGCGCGAGCGCGCGATCAACCTGTACGCGAAAAACGGGTGGGTCAAGGCGGCCGGGGACATCAACGAGATCGCCCACAAGGAGCGCGGCGTCATCTTCATCGACACGCTGTCGCGCTCGATCCCCGGCGTCGAGGAGAACTCGGCCAAGGACATGAGCCAGGTCATCGAAAACTGCCACGCACTCGGTCGCGCGACGGGCTGCATGGTAATCGTGATCGCCCACGCGGGCAAGGATGCCGAGCGCGGCGTGCGCGGATCCTCGACCCTGCGCGCGGCCGCGGACTTCGAGCTGTCGGTGACGCGCCACCTCGAGACGCCGTGGCGCTGCGTCAAGCTCACCAAGGCCAAGGACGACATCGACGGCACCGAATTCGGCTTCACGCTGACGTCGGTCGAAGTGGGCCTGGACGAAGACAAGGAGGTCGTCTACTCGGCCGTCGCGGCGCCTTCCGACCACCGGCCGGCCGAAGTCGCACAGCGGCCCAAGAGCGTGGCAGCGGCGCGCGCGCTGGATGCCTACATGGAGCTCGCCGAGTTCACGGCGGACGGCTGGGTCGAGGTCGAAAAGATCATCGACCGGGTGCTCGAACTACATCCTAACGCGCAAAAGAATGCACGTTACCACGTGCGGCGATGGGTTTCGGGCGATAGCAAACTGGAAATTTTTGACGTGTTCAACGGCAAGGTGCGCGCCTCAATTCCCCAAGGTTCCCCAGGGGATGACTTGGGGTTTGGGGAATAAGCCGGCTCCTTTCCCCAAATTCCCCAAATGCCTATAGGCATGGGGAATTGGGGAAGCCGGATTCAGGGGAAAGTGGGTAGGACTACGTAAAACATTGCAAATTGGTAGTTTTCTGCGGATGGCCGGAACGCGGATTATTTTGCACGTTCGGGGGATGGAAATGATCAGCTTGCAACGGATAAGGCAGCCGGATTCGGTGGGCCGACGGATCTGTTTGATGCTTGAAAAGCAGGGGAATCTGACGCAGCGCCGTTTGACGATGGAGATAGGCGTGACAAAGGGAGCGATGTCGAAGTACCTGAAGGCGCTCTGCGCCGAAGGGTACGTGGTACGGGTCAGGCGCGTGGCGGGCCGGACAGGGGGATGGCGCAAGGGCATGACGATCGAATACGCGCGCACTGCCTTGCCACTCCCGCCGGACGATGCCGCGCCGGTGCTGTCGATGCAAGAGGTGGGGCAGGCGATCGACGCGATGGTGCGAGGTGCGCGATGAAGCCGTGGACGATCCGCTGCCCGCAGTGCCGACGCGAGTACCAGGTGCCGTTGCTGGCGATCGTGAGGGGACGCTGGCCGTGGCGCTGCGCTCAGTGTACGGGTGCCCAACCGAGGGAGTCGATGTGATGGAGCTCAAGCCAGTCGTCGCGCGATTCCAGGCCGGCGGCGTGCGCGAGGTGGTCGGCCATCTCCTCGGGCGTAGGCGCGCGATCGAAGACGCAATAGCCCCAAGGGGCGTCGTGGTCAGGGGAGAGGATGGCGTAGAGCATGCCGGGATGATACGGCGAAGCACGCGAGGGAAACCTCGTTCTACTCAGCCGTGGCAGCGTTCGCGCGCGTGCGGCTTGGGCTTGAATGTGAGCGCTCACTCACATGGAGGGGGAAGGGAGCGTGAGCGTGCCGAAAACATTGGTTGTGTTAAGTGTTTGCTACATTACATACCCGAAATGTGTCTTTCGATAGCATTACATTTTGCACCGCACCCCAACCGCACAACGCAGGTCGAGGCGGAAAATTCGCACAAGTCATTGATTTTATTCAATTGGTGCAATGCAACAATAGTTGACATAATGGGTGTTATCGGCGGTTCGGATGGGTTTGAGGTGTGAATGAGAGTCATTCTCGAATAGATTCTTTCAAAATCCTAACTCTGGAGTCTCCAGGGGCCCCACGGACGGGGATGACGAAATTTCGCGGACCACTTCACCCATCCGCACATCGGAAAAACGTCAATGTGCAAAAAATTGCGAGTTTGAGCCATGGCAATGACCGACGCAGCACTGCTGAAAGCGATATCCGATGACCGCGCCCTTGGCTCGGCAATGGTGTTCGCCCACCGCCACCCGCAGGCGTCGCCGCCGTGCCATGTCGAGATCATGGACCTGTGGCGCAGCCAGGACGAATTCGTGTTGATCGAGATGTTTCGCGAAGGCGCGAAGTCGACGCTGTCCGAGGAGTTTCTGCTCCTGGAAGCGGCTTTCGGCAACTTCGGCTACTGCCTGATCCTCGGCGAAACCTACACGAAGGCATGCCAGCGCCTCGAGGCGATCAAGTTCGAAGCCGCGCGCAACATGAAGTTGCTCGGGCTTTTCGGCAAGTTGAAGCAGGCCGGGCGCGTGTGGAACGAGAACCAGATGGAGCTCGCCAACGGCGTGCTGATCGAGGCGCACGGGTACGAGGAGGAATGGCGCGGGTTCAAGTGGCACGATCTGCGACCGGACCGCGCGTATATCGATGACTTGGAGAATGCTGAGCGCGTGAAGAGCAAGGTCGCCGTCGACGCGACGATGAAGAAGCTCTACCTCGAGCTGATGCCGGCCATGGACAAGGTCAAGGGCAAGATCCGGGTCACGGGCACGCCCCTCGCCGAGGACTGCATGATCACGCGGCTGCGCGACAACTCGGACTGGACCAGCCGGCGCTATCCGATCTGCGACGGCGACATCGACGATCCGAACACACGCGCGACTTGGGCCGAGCGCTACCCGATGGAATGGATTCGCCGCAAGCGCGACGAGGCCGAGCGCGCCGGGCAGCTGCGCGGGTTCCTGCAGGAGTACATGCTGATGGCGATCGGCAGCCAGGACAAGCCGTTCGAAGGTGAGCATATCCGGGAGTGCGCACTGGACCCAGCGCCGTGGCTGCCGAAGGTGGTGATCATGGACCCCGCGCGCACGACCGACGTGAAGAAGAGCGACCGGACCGGGCGCGTGGTGGTCAGCCGCATGGGCACGAAGATCTTCGTGCATGCGAGCTCGGGCGAATTCTGGAAGCCGGACGAGGTGATCGACGACGCGTTCAAGACGTCCGCGCGCTACGGCAACGCCGCGGTGGCGATCGAGAAGAACTCGCTCGACGAGTGGCTGCTGCAGCCGATGCGCGCGGAGATGCTTCGGCGAGGCGTGACGCTCGCGCTGCGGGCGTTGGCCGCGCCGCAGGATCGCGACAAGACGCAGTTCATCATGGGCATGCAGCCCTTTTTCGAGGCCGGCGACATCGTGCTCGTCGGCGGTCAGGGCGCGCACCCGAAGCTCGTCGCGGAGATCCTGAACTTCCCCAGCGGGCGGCGCGACATCCTGAACGCGCTCGCGTACTTCCAGCGCGTGTTCGCGGGCGTGCCCGTGTACGAGGACTTTGGGCAGTGGAACCTCGTGAGCGAATACGAGCCGAGTCAGCAGCATCCGCTTGCGCTTGCGTTCAATGCGACGGGCACCGAGACTACCGCGGCGCTGCTCTGCATCGAAGGACAGCGCGTGGTGGTGGTCGCGGACTGGATCTCACCGGTCTCGCCGAAGGAAGCGGTGCCCGACATCGCTCAGCTCGTGCGCGCCGCCTTTCCGCGTGCGCGCATGACGGCATGGCTGCCGGCCGACGTGCTCGATCAGGCCGACCGGATGCCGATCGTGCCGGCGCTGCGCGCCGCGGGCATGCACCCGATGCGCGGCGCGTACGTGAACGTCGCGCGCGGCGCGCTGTCGCCGCTGATCCGCACCGAGGCTAAAGCGCGCCGCCTGTTCCAGGTCGACACGGAGGGCGCTACGCACACCCTGAACGCGATGGCCGGTGGGTACAACTTTCCCATTGATCGCGCGGGAAACCGCAATATGCTGCCCGAGACTGGTCCGCATCGTACTCTCGTCGAGGGGCTCGAAGCGGCCGTGTACGTGATCTGCTCGCAGCGCGCGGACGTCCTGCCGGAAGGCGTGAACATGGGCGTGAATCCGCAGGGTGTGAGCTACCTTACCACCTTGCCGCGGAGATGACCATGGCAGTCGATCGTAAGCATCACCACAAAGCTCCGACGCAGAAGCCGACGGACTTCTACCAGTTGAAACAGCAGGGCGGCGCGTATGGCAAGGCCGAGAAGATCGGCGAGCGCATGTCGGGCGGCCCGATGCGCGAAAAACTGCACAAGCCGGGTCTGTGATCGTGAAGAAGCGCCGCGAATTCCAGGGCACGCGCTCCGAGTCGCGCTCGGTCGAGGACTTCTTCGGCAAGGGCCCGTACAAGCCGAACGTGGACGATCGGCCGAAGCGCACGCCGCGCGATCGCGGCACCGGCACTTCGCTCGAGCGCAAGCTCCGCGGCAAGGTGATCGGCTGACCCGTCCATGGCCCGCTCGAAGAAGCCGAAAAAGCAGGACGACAAACCCGCGGTCGAAACACTGGACGCGCGGGCGCTCGATGCTGAGAAGATCGGCGAAGAAATCGAGAACTGGGCCGATCAGCCCGATTCCGACGCCTACACCGAAGCCGCGAAGCTGTATCCGAAGATCGCGAAGTGCTACGAGAACAAGCAGGAGCAGATGGACCGCTGCGCCGAGTACTGGTCTATCTACAACGCCCAGCCGGACGAAAATCAGCAGTATTCCGGCAACTCCCAATGCTACATCCCCGCCGTGCGAAACGCCGTCAATGCGCGTATGAAGCGCACGCTGGCGCAGCTCTTCCCGGTCAACCACAAGCATGTTGGAGCGACCGGACCGGATGGCAACATTCCGTTCGCGCAGGTCAGCCTGCTCGAGCATTACATCCGGTCGGCCAGCGTCAAAGACGTCGTGCGCGCGGACCTGATCGCTGGCGACGTGACCGGACAGTGGAACCTCTACATCGACTGGTCGCGCACGCAGCGGCGTATCACCGAGCTGATCAAGAAGCCTCCTATCCTGGAGGATCATGAGCTCGGCGGCGAGGTCGAGGATTTGGCCGCTCCCGACGATGACTGGAGCTGGGAAAAGGAATCCAAAGAAGTCACGACCGAAGGGCCGGATGTCGTTCCGTTCGCCACCGAGGACCTGGCCGTCTACCCGCCCACCTGCAACGACATCGAGAAGGCGACCGCGACCGCGATTCGATTGCGCCTGACGATCGATGCCGTGCAGCAGTTTGTCGATGAGGGGGTTTTCGTCGGTGTCTCGGCGAAGGAACTGGTCGACAATCTTGCGAAGCCGGACGGTGGTCGGGAGAAATACGTACCACCGAAGAAGCGCACCGGCGACGCCGGCATCCGCACGGAAGGCACGTTCAAGTATGCGCTGATCTACGAGGTCCACACGAACCTCGATCTCGGCAACGGCAAGGAACCGTGCTTCGTGTACTTCGCCGGACAGGACGTGATTCTGGGCATCATCCGGAATCCGTTCTGGTCGGGCAAGCGTCCGATCATCTCGGCGCCGATCGAGCGCATCACGGGATCCTTCTTCGGCATTTCGAAGATCGAGCCGGTCAAGTTCCTCCAGTGGAACCTGAACGACTTCTGGAACATGGGGCAGGACTCGGCGCAGTACAGCCTGCTGCCGATCACCATGGTTGACCCGCTGTCGAACCCGAACTACCAGTCGATGGTGGTCGGCCTCGCCGCGGTGTGGTTGACAGACCCCAACAAGACGAAGTTCGCCAACTTCCCGGCCATCTACAAGGACGCGATCCCGCTCTGCGAGAACCTGAAGGCGCAGATCAACGAGTCGATGGACGTCAACGACGCCATGCTCGGGAAGATGCCGGCCGGTCGTAAGAATCAGGCGCAGATGGCTGCCATGGCGCAGCAGCAGGAATCGAACATCATCGACAACGCGAAGCGGTATGAGGAAGTGATCCTCAATCCGCTAATCGAGTGGATGTTCGAGCTCGACCGGCAGTTCCGCACCGAAGAGCTGACCGTCGAGGTGCTGGGCGAGCTCGGCGCACGCGCGAACCTGCAGACGATCCCACCGCAAGCATTCGGTGAGCGCTACTTCTTCCGCTGGTGTGGCACATCGTATCAGCAGAACCTGCAGCGCATGCAGCAGATGATCGCGTGGATGAACGTGCTGCGCGGCATCCCGCCGCAACAGCTCGATGGTCGGCGTCTGAACATCGGGCCGATCCTCGAATACGGTACGGAGCAGATCTTCGGTCCGGAGGTGGCGCCGCGCATCCTGATCGACGAGCGGAACCTGTTCCATCTCGATCCCCAGGACGAGAACCTGATGATGCACAACGGTCTGCCCGGCGAGATCCATCAGGCCGACGACGATCGTGCGCATATCGCAGCGCATCTGCAGGCCGCTCAGCTTACCGGCGATCCGCATGGCCTGTTCCGCGCGCACATTCAGCAGCATCAGCAGGCAATGCAGGCGAAGCTCCAAGCACAACAGCCCAAGCCTCAAGGCCAACCGGGCGTGCCCGGCGGTGCAGGTCCTGGCGTCGCAGGCACGCCGCGCGCCGGCGCACAGCCCGGCATGCCTCGTCCACAAGGACCGGCCGGCATGATTCATCCGGATCAGATTGCCTCCCCAACATCGATGCCGAGAGGGTGACATGGCAGACCAATTCCAACTTGCTCAGTCGATCCTGCAAATCCTTGGCGGTATGGCAGATCCGGCATCCCTGAAGCAGGCAATCATCAGCCTGTCGAATCAGACGCAATCGGCGCTGAATACGCTGTCGACACAGCCTCAAACGCCAGGCGGCGCGGCGGGAGGCGATCTTTCGGGGAACTACCCGAACCCCACCGTCGCGAAGATCACCAATCCGCTCTCGCAGTACGGCGGTCTTCCGCTCGTCGCCAATGGCCTGAGCGCCGTCGTTGCTTTGACGGGCCTCGTGAACCAGAGCGCCAACATCGCATCGACGACGTTATATGCGGTGCCGACCGGAGGCGCCGGCATGTACCGCATGTCGTGCTATGCGGTCGAGACTACGCCGGACGCGGCATCTTCCACGCTGCCGAACATCGGCGTGGGGTGGACCGACAACGATTCCGGCGTGGCGCTTCTGGCAGGTACTGTCACTTCGACCAATACGGCCAATGCCGCCGGCGCGTTCGGTCAAGGAACGCAGATCCTCTACGCGAAAGCCGGAACGAACATTACCTATCAGACGAGCAACTACGCGTCAGGAACAGCCGGCGCGATGAAATATGCAGTGCGCATCCGTCTCGAGTATCTGGGGTGACGACGTGAAAAACTTCTTCGCGCGCTCAACCCCGTGGCATACCGTCCAGACGGGCGCACTGATGGGGTATCTGACACCCGCCGAGCGTAACGCTGTCATCGCCCACGAGCGTGGGCATCTGGCGCACTGGCATGCCGAAAAGCGTCTCCTGTGGTTTCTGACATTGCGCATGCTCTGGAATTGGCATGGCTTCCTGAAGATGTGCGAACAGCAGGAGCTCGAAGCGGACCAGTATGCCGTCAGCCGCGGCCATGGCCGGGGACTTCGCATGTTTCTGATCAAGCACGGAAATAAGCGCAAGCAGCTCGGCTATCCGTGTTTGCATAAGCGACTGGAGGCGCTCGATGGCTGACGCATTTCGCATCATTCCTCCGCAAGTGCGCGCCGAGGGTAAGGACGTCCCGCCGGAACAGATCCAGGCCGGGTTCAATGCGCTCGCGAATCAGGTCACGGCGGCACTGAACAATGTCGCAAGCGACCCGACCGGACCCGCGGGCGGCGATCTTTCCGGAACGTACCCGAACCCCACCGTTTCGGGCGTGAACGGCTCGCCCGCTGGAACGATGGCGAATCAGAACGCGAACGCTGTGAGCATCACGGGGGGCACCATTGCGGGTGTAACCGTCGCGACTTCGTCGCCGATTGGCGCGACGAGTGGCGGAACAGGCCGCAATGCGCTCACCGCGAATGCTGTGCTGATCGGTGAAGGATCCAGCCCGGTCAACTTCGCGGCGCCCGGCGCGTCTGGAACGATCCTCTCGTCGACTGGCGCGAATGCCGATCCATCGTTTCAGTCGAAGACGGCACTTGCGATTGCGTCGAGCGGCGCGAACTCGGATATCACCAGCCTATCGGGGCTCACGACCGCGCTATCTGTTGCGCAGGGCGGAACCGGACGCCAAACGCTTACCGCGCATGGAGTGCTGCTTGGCGAAGGTACGTCGGCGGTCAATCAGACTTCAGCCGGCGCGGCCGGACAACCGTTGCTATCCGGCGGCGCCTCCGCCGACCCGAACTGGGGAACGCTCGCGCCTGCAGCCGGCGGCACCGGACTGACGACGATCGCCGCCCACGGCGTCATGATTGGGGAAGGCACGGGCAACGTCGCGACGGCCGTTGGTACGACGGGGCAGGTACTGATCGGATCGACGGGCGCCGATCCAGCGTTTGGAACAACAGTTTCTGGTCTTACTTTTACATCGGCCATCACCCCACAAACTACAGGGGGGATTGTTGGCACTACTGTCGCCGACAATGCGAACGCTGGTAGCGTTGGAGAATTCATCTCATCAAGCGGAAGCGTTTCTCTGACCAGCGGCACTGCTGCCAACGTTACAACGATTTCTCTGACAGCAGGCGACTGGGATGTCTCCGGCACTGTCAACCTGACGCCAGCTGCATCTACCGTCATGTCGTTCGGCCAAGGTGCCATCAACACGACATCGGCAACTATTCCGGGAGCCATGAGCGGATTCTCATCGTGGGCCATTCCATTGAATGAGACCGGAACCGGATTGACGTTCAGTCTTTCCCCGACACGTGTCAACGTAGCGTCGACAACTACGGTTTATCTCGTCGCGGAAGCGAACTTCTCGACCAGCACATGCAGCGGATTCGGCTACATCCGAGCTCGCAGAGTGCGATAAAGGAGAGAGCAAATGGCTACTACGACGGGGGCGGCCAATATTGTCAAGGCGTCCGCTCAAGGATTGAGCGCCGCTGGATCAGTTTCAGTTCCTGGATTGCAGCCTGGAGATGTTCTGCTTCGCGTGATGCCCGATGGGTTTACATCTGGATTCGAGAGCGTTGTTTCCGTGGCGGGGCAAATCCAGCAAACGGCCGATCTAGACTGGAGCAGTCTTAATTTCACGTTCTATCTGATTCGCGGTGTTTGATTAGAACGGGAAACCGCTATAAAAATCTCGCAACCCTGATCAGGAGATCATCGTGCGCAAAACCTTTCTGGCCCGTCTGATCGGCCTCATCTTTCCGGCCATCGGTCCGGGGCAACTGCCGGTGGTGCCGGATCTCGGTGCGCTTCCCGATCAGGTCGGGCTCGTGAACGCGATTCTCGGCATCAATCCATTGCAAGAAGCAATTTACAACTCGGCGTCGAACACGACGGCGTTTACTGCTTCGGGAAGCCAGATTTCGGGCGCCGCCCAATGCTTTTTCAATCTGACAGGTACGCTCGCCGCCGGCCAGGCACTGACCTTGCCGACGGTGGCAAACCTGATTGCATCGTTGCCGTCGGTGGTGCAAGCCAATCCGGTTGGCCTGACGTGGCAGCTCCGCGTGATCAATAGTTCGGGCGGCGCGTTTGCCTGGACGGTCACGACGAACACCGGCTGGACGCTCGGCGGATCGATGGGCGTCAACCAGAATACGTTCCGTGACTTCGTAGTCACGATCACCAGTGCGACGACCGCGACGATCCAGTCGGTCGGCACGGGAACGCAATCGTAAGGGCCGTCATGAGCAAGCTTCTGAAGCGACTTCTCGGTTTTCTGTTTCCCGGCGTCGAAGATGCCCCGCTGGACGATGCCCCACTTCCCGACGACGCGCCCGCGCCGGACGACGCCCCTCTCCCCGACGACACGCCCCCGGACGACGAATTCGATTTCGACTTCGTCGAACCGACAGCACCGGCCCGGCGCACGACATCTGAAGCGGATCGGCTTGCGGCGCTGGAGGCAGAAGTCGAACGTCGCGGCCGTCTGGTCGACGCAGGCCGCACAACCATGCCGGCGGGGCCCGCCGTCGATCCGGAATTCCAGCGCGAAGAAGAGCGCCTCCGCGATCCGAATCTCGATTCGATGGAACGTTGGCAGATCCAGTCGAATCGCACGCTGCGCCAGAGCCAACAGGCCGCCCAAGCGGCGCTGTTCCAGGCGCAGGATCTCAACGATCGCACGACGTTCGAATCGAAGATCACCAGCGATCCGCACCGCGCGCGCTATCGCGATCGTGTCGAAGCCGCCGTGCAGGAAGAACGCCGCGCGGGTCGCAACGCCTCGCGCGAGGCTGTCTACTACTACATGCTCGGCAAGGACATCGCGGACGGCAAGTTGAAGCCGAAGGCAAAGTCGAAAGCGCCGGCCGCTGATGTGCCACGCGGCAAGTCGCCCGGCGTGCGCTCGACGGTGCCGAATGCCCGCGGACAAACCGAACACCAGAAGCGCGCTGCGCGGCTGGCCGACGTGAACATCTGACCAGCGCGAGGACATCATGCTGACAAAAATTCTGGCCCTCTTGACGGGCCTCATGTTCCCCGGGGTGACGAACCAGTCGTCGAGTTTCACGGCTGACGTCGAAGCGTACATCCAGGAAGAAGTCGAGCCGCTCGCGCGCCGTCAACTGGTCGCATACCAGTTCGGCAAGCCCCTGAAGCTCGACACGAACCGCGGCACGACGTACACCGCATCGCGCTACCAGCGCCTGCCGCTGCCGTACGCACCGCTGCAGGAAGGCGTCGCGCCTCCGGGCGAGGCGATGACGTTGCAGCAGGTCAGCGCAACCGCGCAGCAGTGGGGCGACCGCGTCATCATCACCGACGTCGCGAACCTCACGATCAAGCATCCGCTATTCCAGCAGGCCTGCGAGCTGGTGTCATTGCAGATGCCGGAAACGCTCGAGCGCAACACGCTCAACACGCTGCTGTCCGCGCCACAGGTTAATTACGCCGGCGGCGCCGCAAACCGAGCCGCCCTGACTGCATCGAACGTGATGTCGCCGCACGAATCGAATCGCCTGTTCGCGTCTATGGCCGCATACGGCGTGCCGCGCTTCAACGGCGACGAGCGCGAAGACATGATGATCGAGGCGGGCGCGTACCGCGATCCGTCGCAGACGCCGCGCGTCAAGCAGCACTACGTTGCGCTGATCAGCCCTTTTTCGGCGCAGGACATGCGCGAGAATTCGTCGGTTCAGCAAGCTTGGGCCTATAGCGATGTCAACCGGCTCTACAACAACGAGCTCGGCGACTTCGGCGGCATCCGTTTCTGCGAAACGAACATGATGCCGTACTGGACGGGCGCGGCCGCGATCAACGGCACCGCATCGACGTCGGGCGGTCAGCTCGCGACTGGCACGTATTACATCCAGGTCACCGCCGCGCCCGCGCTGACGTCGGTCGAGCAGACGATCTATCAAGTTTCGTCGTCGATCAGCGTGACGGGCCCTACGGGCTCGATCTCGGTCACGCTGCCGTCGTTCCCGAACTACGTGTTCAACGTGTATATCGGGACGACCGCAAACCCGGCAAACCTCGCGACCGCAATCGGCAACGGCGTGCCGGTGACCGGCGTGCTTGCCGGCCAGGCGACACAGCTGCAGCCGAACCAGACGGTGACGCTGACCGGCATCGGCGTCACACAGACGCCGCCGGCCGCGCCGGCGAATGGCGTGTCGGTGTTCCCGGTGATCTTCATCGGCAACCATAGCTATGGCCAGGTGCTGCTCGAGAACCCCGAGTTCCACTATCTGACCGGCGCCGACAAGTCGGACCCGCTGAACCAGACCCGAGTCGTGTCGTGGAAGGTGTTCTACGGCTCGATCCTGCTCAACACGGCCTTCCTGGCTCGTGTGGAATGCGGCTCCGCATTCGCGCCGGGTTACCAGGGCGGTACCGTGACCACTCCGTAATCGGAGCGACCATGGCGAACGAGTGCATGAAGCAGATGCAGATCGTGTCGGTCACGCCGGGAACGCTTCAGTTCAATGGCATTCAGCCGGCGACGATCGCCTTGGGGGCGGTCGACGGTACGTGTTCGATGACGGTCACGACGAATATGGCCGACCCTCTCTCGCAGTATGCGGTGGGAACGACTCTATGGGTGCGCATCGACGATACGCAGCCGTCGATGTCGATTCCTGCTGTCGGTCAGCCGGCGAGCGAAAGCACGGCGGCGGTCATCACTGCGACCGTCGAGAACATCGGCGCGCCGCAAGCGCAATAAACCCGGAGAAAATCAGATGGCTGCACGCAACCCACAGGAACCGGGAAAGCCGGTTTCGGATTCAGCTGATGCCGACGAATTGATCGGTGGTACCAAACCGGTCGAAGAAAGCCGCGAAGCGCTGCTCGAGCGCATCAGGGCGCTCGAAGCTGAAAACGCCAAGTTGGGCGCCGCGAAGGACATTGCCGAGGAAGAGTCGGCGCGCTTGTCCGCGCAAGCGCAGTCGGCGCTGCTGACGTCTGGCGTCGTCGAGCGCTACGCCGGCAAGGCCGAGGACGGTGAGACGGATCTCTGGTGGTACCGCATCGATCTCGCGCCGTGCGGTGGCGAGCATCTGAAGATCAACGGCACGCCTTACCTGCACGGCCATACGTACAAGTTCGACACGGACACCCTGCGCTCGATCAAGGAGATGGTTGCGCGTACCTGGGTGCATGAGAACGACATCAACGGCCACGCGTTCAACCCGTACCGGCAGGCGCAGAACAAGGTGCTCGGCGGCGGCCCCGTGCCGGCTTGGGCGCGATCGTAATTACCCACCCCCGAAAGGAAGACCATGTCGCAAGCCTCCCAGGAAGTTACGGCTGCAACGGTGATCGGCAATTTCACGATCACCCTCCCGGCGCCGAATCAGGCGCAGCTCTCGGCTAGCGGATATCTGGTCGAGGGCGAATCGAAGGACTCGCTCGATCGGCGCATGGATCTGATGCGTGAGGCGCTACAGCGCCAACAGCGCATGCTGGAAATTCCGGTTCTCGAGGCGCATATCGAGCAGTGGGAAAAAGCGCGTGACGACGTTGCGCGCGCGTATGCCGACCTGCTCGAGCGGCAAAACGCGAAGGCGGCCGGTAAAGCCGGTTCGAAGGCGTTATCGAGTCAGGAGCAAGCGAACCTAAGGAATGCCCCGCAGCAACTGAAGGGCATTGAAGCCGAGCTCGAAAAGGCGCGCAAGAAGATCGCGGACGCGCGCGCAGGGGCCTAACGTGGCTTACCTTCAGGCCCAACAGATCGTGCAGCGCGCTTGCGCGATCGCCAAAGCACCAGGTTGGCTGTCGCAGGGCGGCATTTACCTGAACATGGTCCTGGAGGATCTTTGGCTTCATCGTGACCTGAAGATCAACCGAGTCACGGAATTCGTGACGGTCCAAGCGAACAACTACGGACCGTTCACGCTGCCGCTTAATTACCTCCGTACGTACGATCTGTTCTTTCAGCAGAACAACCTGCCGTACTTCCTGCATCCGATTTCACCGGAAGAGTGGGATCAGGAGTTCAAGGACCCGTCGATCGCGAACTACCCGTACGAGTTCATGACCCTGCTGTACGACGAGACGACGGCGCAGGCAAACCAGTCCGCGGGGCAGCTCTTCATCTACCCACAATCGTCGGGGCAGATCACGCTCACGCATCGGTATATGGTGAAGCAACCGGACATCGTGGCGCCTGAAACATCAACGCGGATTCCTTGGTTCCCTGACCAGCAATATCTCATCAAGCGCACGGCCGCTGAACTGATGGGCGAAACTGACGACATCCGTCAGGAATCTTTCCTTGCACAGTGTGAGGCGATGCTGCGCACGCACCTGATCATGGAAGGCGACGAGCAAGCGGTCGTCAAGTCGGTGAGGCTCGATCCGAGGCGTTTCCATTCGAATCGCACGCTGAAGCCGACGAAGATCACGGATTGAGGGGCGAGACATGGCGATCCGCAATGCGAAGCCGGTCCGCTTCACACCGAAGGGTCTTTGCGACTCCTACGATGCGACAGACGCCTTTCCGGGAGCATGTCAGCTCCTGAGCAACCTCATATTCGATCAGGGAAATCCGGAAATCATCGTGGGAAGGCCGGGAGTGGGGAACGCCGTCACGACCTTCGGTGGATTCACCACTCCGACCTTCGTATCGGTGCAAACAGTGATCGGAAATATCGTTTATGGGATGGCATCGACAGGGCGCAACCCAGGTTACGACGAGCCGTTCGCCTACAACCTCGCGTCAAATTCTTTCGTCACGATCAGCGGAGTGACATCGTCGAACGTCCCGCAGTCTCCGTCATCGAGTGGAGGCTGGACACCGCCGACGATCTCCGTCGTGGGTACGAAGATCCTCATTACCCATCCCGGTTTCAGTGGCACTGGTTCGAACTTCTTCGGCGTGGTTGACATTTCGAACCCCTCGGCGCCGGCATGGTCGTCGTCCAATTTCGGCACGAACCCGCTTTCTGGCGTGCCGACGTCGGTCGCGAACTTCAACAACCGCGCATACTTCGCGGTTGGGAATACGCTGCAGTTCAGCGATTCGTTATCTCCTCTAGTGCGCACGAATGCCTCCCAGGCAGTGACGATCGGTGATACGACGCCGATCACGGCGCAGTCGGGGCTGCCGATACAGACGACGTCCGGCGGTGTGGTCGGCGCGCTCGTCGTATTCAAGGCGAGTCAGGTCTGGCAGATCACGGGTGATCCGGCCACGAACAACCTGGCTGTGAACTACATTTCTCTGACGACGGGCTGTATCGCGCCACGTAGCGTTGTGCAGGGCCCATTCGGTGTTTTTTTCGCCGGAGTCGACGCGCCCTATATCCTGAATTTCCTTGGGACGCTGGTGCCATTGTCGAATCGGCCCGGGACCGACTTTCCTGCGGATCTTCAGGTTCCGTTCCAGAACACCATACAGGCGTCTCGCATCAGCGCGTCGTTCGCCGGCAACGTGTATCGGGTATGTGTGCCTACGTTGATCCAGGGGCAGCAGCAGACGAACGACTACTGGTACGACATCCGTCGCAAGCGCTGGTCTGGCCCGCACACGTTCTCCTACGACTGCGCTTCGCAATACGGCGAATCGTTCGTACTTTCCGGCGCATCGCATGGCGCCGCGCTCTTCGTCAGCACTACGATTCCGACGTCCAATACCAGCTATCTGGATAACGGAACGGCATTCCTTTGCCATCTTCGATCATCGAATTTCCCGAAGACTGGGCACATGCAGCAGATTCAGGTGGTCGAATCCACGATCGAGTTGGCGTCTACGGGCACTGCGGTCGTCTTCAACCTGACGTCTCTGGACGACCAGAATAACTCGTTGGCATCCACATTCGCGATGACTCCATCAAGCGGTTCGATTTGGGGTTCGTTTAATTGGGGAGCGGCGAATTGGTCGTCAAACTCCAGCATCCCACACGTCTACACCATTCCGTGGCCGGTCGCTTTGGTTTTCCAGAAGATGTCGCTCGATGTGACTGTCACGCCCGTCAATGAAGTGCAGATCGGCACGTTCTTCGCCCGCTATCAGGACGCAGGCTATACGAATAAGGGGTAAATCATGGCTGGAATCATCGGAACACTGCCTGCCAATCTGCAGAACGGGACCGTTGCAGATGCTTCTCAAGTCATGTCGGACTTGAATTTCATCGTCAACCAGGTGAACGCGAACGCTCAGCCGGCAGGAAGCTATGCAGTATTGAGCGGAGCAACGTTCACCGGGATAGTGAATGCTCCGCAACTCCAGATCGGGAATTCCTCGAGCAGTTCCGAGGCGGACCTGCAGATGTTCAATTCGAATACGCAGGCCCAGTACTTCGTACGCGTCACAGATGGCTCAGCCGGGTTTTACGACATCGGCCGAAATATCGTTCGATGGTTTAACGATACAACCGGGAATTTCACGGTAGCGGGAAACCTAACTGCTAACTCAGATGAAAATCTCAAGACTGATTGGACCGATCTTCCGGGAGATTTCATCGAACGCCTAGCAGGCGTACTACACGGCACGTTCACCCGGACCGATACCGGTGCCCGACAGGTTGGTGTCGGGGCGCGCTCTCTTCGAGGCGTTTTGCCCGAGGCCGTCATGGGTGACGATGTTCTTTCGGTTGCATATGGTAACGCCGCTCTTGTAGCTGCGATCCAACTGGCTCGCGAAGTCGTCGAACTGCGCAAGCGGATTGCTGAATTGGAGGCGGCATGACGCTGCCCGCATCTTTCCCGCTGTCCATGTCGCAGATCGCGACTGAGCTCAGCCTATCTCTGCCGCTCTCCGTCAATCATGTATGGGTGATCAAGCTTGCCGGGAAAAGCGCGCTGCCGGTCAGTTTCAGTGATTTGCTTGGTAAAACAGGACGCTTCGACGGCAATCTGACGGTCCAGAATGGCGGGACATCACCTCCGACCGTCAAGGTGTTCCCGAACGCACCGTTTTTCGGAGGAACGATTGCCTCTGTCGGGAGTGCAGTCGGAGGGGGATGCACCTTGGCATTTTCTTCGACGCCCAATTGGACCGGAAACATCCAGGTTATCAACAATACGCTCGCGCAGTCTGCTGTTTTTTCTCCAGCTGGCGGGAATTTCTGGGCCACGGCGACCGGAGGCGGATTTATCGGATCGGTTGGGTCGACCTATAGCTTCACGATCCTGCCGTCCAACTAGGCCGGGAAACGGCTATATCGTAGCCACAAACTGAAACGGGGAAACCATGGGCAACAGAACCCTCACCGAAGACGATGTCAAGGCGATCGCCGAGCAGATTGAAAGCGGGATCACCCAGCGTTTCCAGCTCAATGTCGGCCGCGGTGTGTTGGGTCTGGCGTGGCGGGTTTTCATGTACGCCCTTATCGCGCTCGCCGCATACGGCGCCGGCGGAGGGTTCAAAAAGTTCCTCTAGGAGAAAGTCATGCTTGATTCGATCAAATCCGCCATCGAAGCGCGTTTCCAGGCCATTGCGAACGACGGCCGCGCTTTCGTCGACAAGGTTGAGGAAGTCGTCGGCCTCGGCAATGCTGCCAAGGAGCTCGCAGACATCGAAGCCCGAGTTACGACGATCGTGAGCGACGCTGGTGCGACCACTGAACAGAAGGTCGAACAGATTCTGCACGCGATCGGGAAGATCTGAGATGAGTAGCTTTGATGATGCTTTCGCGGCCCTGATGGGAAACGAGGGCGGCTATTCGAACAACCCCGCCGACCCCGGCGGCGAAACGATGTGGGGTGTCACGGCCCGCGTCGCGCGCGCGAATGGTTACGGCGGGGATATGCGTGCGATGCCTCAGGCAACCGCGAAGCTGATCGCGAAGCGTGTCTACTGGGATCCGTACTACTGCGATCAGTTCGACCCGCGCGTGGCGTTCCAGGTATTCGATACGGCATACAACGGCGGCCTCGCGGTGACGTGGCTGCAGGAGGCCGCAGGACTGAAACCGGATGGTCGCATCGGACCGGTCACGATCGCCGCGGTGAATGCCACGGACCCGTTGCGCATCGTCGCCCGGTTCCTCGCATACCGGCTGAAGTACCTCGCTGATCTGCACAACTGGCCGACGTTCAGCCATGGGTGGGCGAATCGCATCGCCAACAATCTGCTCAAGGGAGCCGCATGATGCCATTCGATCCGATTACCGCAGTTTCCGACGTCGTCGGCAAGGTCATTGACCGGGTCTGGCCGGATCCGGCGCAGGCCACCGCCGCGAAGCTGCAGTTGCTGCAGCTTCAGCAAACGGGAGAACTCGCGCAAATCACCGGTCAGATGCAGATCAACCAAGCCGAAGCGACGAGCAGCGATCCGTTGCAACACTGGCGCGGTGGTATGGGCTGGGTCTGCGTCGCCGGCTACGCGTGGAATTTCGTGATGCAGCCGCTGATCAATGCGGGCGCGGCGATCGTCGGGCATCCACTGAACTTGCCGCCGCTTGATCTAACCGAGCTGTCTACGCTCACGCTCGGCATGCTCGGGCTCGGCGGTCTGCATGTCGCGGAACGCATCAAGGGGGCGGCTTGAACAACCTCGTGAAAATCGGTCACGGCATCGACACCGCACCGCTGCTTCTCGCTATCGCCCGGCAGCCTGGGTTGTGGAACCGACACGTTTTCCGCACGGATCGCGAAGGAAGTCCGCACGCCGACGTGTCCGACATCTGGCTCCGGTACAACGACGAGAAACCGTACAAGGCCGCGGGCGACTACACGGGGTTCAACGACGCGCACGATGCGGTGTTCTACCCGGAGTGGTATGCGCTTCCTCAGGTGAGGCCGATCGTGTTTGGCTTGATGGCGCGCGTCGAGGGTACGCGCCTAGGGGGCATTCTGATCACGAAGATCCCCGCCGGAAAGCGCATCCTGCCTCATGCGGATGATACATGGCATGTGCGGCATTACAACACGAAGCTCTACGTACCGCTGCAGTCGAATCCGAAGTGCTGGAATCGTGTAGAGAATGAGGTCGTCTTTATGGCGCCGGGCGACGTCTGGTACTTCGACAATACAAAGGAGCACGAAGTCGTGAACGAAGGCGACGACGACCGCATCACATTGATCGTGTCGATCCGGTGCGAGAAATGATCAAGCATCACTTCACGGCTGGCGGTGTGTACGCGCGTGAGCAAACGCTGCGCGCGGGCGAGGAAGTGCAGAAGCATGTGCACGATTACGACCACCTGAGCTATCTGGCGCATGGCACGGCGATGATCGACATCGACGGCGAGCTCAGCGTCCTGCACGGTCCTTGCATGCTTGAAGTGAAGGCAGGCCGATCACATCGCATTACTGCGCTCACGGATTTGACGTGGTTGTGCATCCACGCGGAAAGCGTGGCGGATCCCGAAACCTTGATGAAGGGGTGAACCATGCCGTGGGGAGTTGCTGCTGCCGTAGGAGGTTCGATCGCAGGTTCGCTAGTTTCGGGAGCCATGTCCCCCGGCACGTCAGGTGGTGGTGGTGGTGGTGGTGGCGGAGGCCCGTCTTACTACATCCCAACCGGCTTGAATACGGCCGACACGACGTGGCAAAACCTGCTGTCGGGTATCAACACCACTTACGGCAGTAATCCGCTCCAGCAATACGGACAGCAATCACTGTACGGTGGTCTTGCTGCGAATAATCAATACGCTCCGGGATACCAAACGGCTGCCAATGCTGCGGGCATTGGTTACACGAACGCCGGAAACGCGCTGACGAACCTAGGCAATCTGGACCTTGCGACCCAAGGTCAGCTGCTTGGCGCAGGCAGACAGGTATTCGAGATGGGTCTGGATCCGCAGCGCGCGCTCTATGACCGCACGTTAAACCAACTCACGCAGCAAACCGGCGCGACCAATTCGATGTATGGGCTCGGTTCGTCCGCCGCTGGCGCTGGCGTGCAGAACCAGGCGCTGTCGAACTTCAATATCGACTGGCAGAACAACCAGCTGCAGCGCGCCCTGCAGGGTCTGCAGGGCTACGCAGGTGCAGCGAACACCGCCGGGCAGTACGGTCAAGCTGGCGTCAACGCGCTGACCCAGGCACCGCAGTACACGCTGGCCGGCGGTTCGACGCCGTACACCGCCGCGCAGGCGATCGCCGCGACACCGGGTCAACTCGGCAACACCTATGGCGCATATCTGAATCAGAACGTGTACGGACCCGCTGAAGGGATTATGGGTCAGATCATCCCGTACATGAACTACGGACAGGGCGCGCAGGCTGTACCGTATCAGAGCCAAGCCGCTGGCGCTGGCGCGATGGGCAGTTTGGTGTCACAAGGCATTCAGGGCCTCGCGAGCAGCCCGATGGTGCAGAACGCGTTCTCGAATTTTTTCAACCCTGCGAGTGGATCGTTCAGCGGCGGTGATTTCAGCGGCGCGTTCACGTCGAGTCCGTACTACTCGGGTGGCGGGAACTCGTGGGGCTTCACGTCTTGAGGTGAGACATGGCCGGACTCGCAGGGCTCCCTTACTTCCTCCAGTATCAGCAGCAGGCGCAGGAAGACGCATTGCGGCGTCAGTATGCGCAGATACAGCTCGCCCAGTTCCAGCAACAGCAGCAGGATCGTCAACGTCAGCAGGCCGCACTCGAGGCGGCCGGTAACGCACTGCCTATGTTGCTCGCTCAACAACCGCAGTCCGCACAGATTCCACCTCCGCCTCAGACGCCGAATCCGGGCCAACCATCGATGCCAACACAGCCGCAAGCTGCCGGGGGTACGCCGCTTCCCTCCGGACCGGTGTCCGGTCAGGTGAATCGTCCGCCGTTGCCGCCGGGCGGCACTCAGGGGGGAATGCCGACCGCCGGTATCCAGCCTTTCCGACCGATGCCTACCGCGGGCTCGCCGGCGCAGGCCATCGCACCGCAAATCCAGGCACCCCCATCGAATGCTCCGGGTCCCATGCAGCAATCCTCCGGGCCGCTCTCGCTTGAGAGCGCAATCAAGGTCCTGAAGGATCAGGGCCTGTCAGGAGCCGATCTGATGGCTGGCCTTCAGCAGCTCACGCCCATCCTCGACTCGCAGGCAAAGCAACAGGCCGCGCAGATTCAGCAGCAGTTCCAGCATCAGCTGCAGATCGCGCAGCTGCAGGAGCGCTATGACGCGCTGCGTCAGCGCGCCGAGGACAATGCGTTGAACCGCGCCGAGCGATCGCAAGCCCACGCCGATTCAATGGAAATCCGTCGGGAGATGCTGGCGCTGCGCCGGCAGTCGATCGCAATGGCAGGCGGGGATGATGCGAAGTTCTCGCCGGAAGACCTGAAGTTCCTGGCCGAACAGGCGCGCGCGGGCGATACATCGGTCTACCAGAACCTCGGCCGCGGCGCGCAGGGTGCGAAGAACATCATCGCACTGCGCCGCGAAGTGATGAGGCAGGAGCGCGAAGCGGGCGGCACCGGCGCGGACATCGCTGCGGCGAATGCTGGATTCCAGGGTGAAAAGGCGGCAGCACGCACGGGCGCTACACGCGCGACGAACATCGGCATGGCCGTCGCGGAGGCGCAGAAGACGTTCCCACTCGTGCGGGAAGCGTCGGCTGCGCTGCCGCGCACCGAGTTCCCAGGCGTGAACCGCGCTCTGCAGGCCGCTCAAACAGGAACAGGCGATCCGCGCGTCGTTGCGCTCGGCACGGCGCTGAACACGTCAGTAAATGCCTATGCTCGCGCGATCAGTCCCACCGGCGTGCCGACCGTATCGGACAAGGAGCATGCGCGCGAGCTCCTTTCGACGGCGAGCACGCCTGAGCAGCTCAACGCGGTGCTCACGATGATGGAAAAGGAAATGGCCGCAGCTCGTCAGGCACCGACCGAAGTGCAGGCGCAGCAGAAGGCGCGCATTTCCGGGCGAGGGGAAGGCGCACCTGCTGTCGGCGCGATCGAAGGTGGCTACCGGTTCAAGGGTGGCGACCCGTCGAAGCAAAGCAACTGGGAGAAGATGTAATGGCCGGTCCGTGGGAGAAGTACGCGCAGGACACAGCCGCGTCCACAACAGGGCCGTGGGACAAGTATGCCGGTGCGGCGCAGGCAGCAGCGCCGCGCAGCCCCGTTGCGCCTCTCGAGCGTCTTCCAGGCGATACGGGCGGCACGGTAGCCCCGCAGAAGGCGGACGACATCGCCCACAAATTGCTCGGGCTGGGCGAGGCCGGCCTGTCGGTCGCGACCGGTGCGCTCGCCGCGCCAGTGGGTGCCACCTACGGCGTGGGCAAGACGCTGACGAGCGGCAAGTACGGCACGCAGGCCGGTATCGAGGCCGGGGAGAAGGCCGGCTCGGAATTGGCGAATCGGCTGACGTACCAGCCGCGCACACAGACCGGGCGCGACATCCTTCAAGGTGTAGGGGAATCGGGACTGGCGCATGCACTTCAGGGCCTGCCGATCGAGTCACCGATGATCGCTCGGATTCCGGAAGTGCCACGCGGCGTACTGGCGACTGGGGAAGGCGCCGCAGGGGCCGCGCGCGCCGGCGCGAATGCCGTCGGTCGTGGCACGCGTGCGGTGGTGCGCGGTGCGGTCCAGGGTCTGCCTGATGTGGATCCTCAAACGCTGCAACTGGCTCGCCAGGCACATACGCTGGGTTTCCGTCTCACGCCGGACATGGTGTACGGCAACAAATATGCGCGGCAGGCGGGAGAACTGGCACAGGACAATCCGTTCGTAGGGCGCACGGTGCGTGAGCATAACCAGGACATGTTCAACCACCAGCTCGTCTACCTGTTGGGTGGCGAGGGGAATCGGCTCACGCGGCAGGTGTTCAACCGCGCAATGACGCGTGCTGGCGAAACGATCGGGGAGATTGCCGGCAGTCACGATGTGCCGTTCAACGAAGATCTCGTGAACCGGCTGGCCGGACATGTCGCTGAGGCGCAGCGCTACCAGACGGGCGACGTGGAGCGCGTGGTCCGCGGTTACGTCGACGAGATAACCGACCGTTCGCAGGGCGGTGTACTGCCCGGCGAAGCGTTCCGCCGTATCAACACTCGGCTGAACACGCAGATCCGCAACACGCAGAACGGAGATTTGCGCAACGCGCTATCCGGCCTGCAGGACGACCTGCAAGAATCATTCGTGGCGCAGCTCAGCCCAGAAGACCTGAACCGCTACAACGCGGCACGCCGGCAGTATGCAGTCGGTAAAACACTCGAGCCTCTCGTCGCAAAATCTCCGACCGGTCGCATCCCACCTGCAGCGCTGCTCGGTGCGGTGACACGCAACCAGGCAGGACGCTCTGCTATGGCCCGCGGGGCGGCCGGTGATCTCGGGGCTCTGGCCGATATCGGTCAGCGCTTCCTGAAAGAGCAGCCTTCCAGCGGCACCGCCGAGCGCGCGCTGATGCAGAACCTTCTCATGCACCCGGTCGGCACGCTGGCCGCCGGCGGGGCTGCTGCACTCACTGCGCCTGCCGCGGCGGCGTACAACCGCTTCGGTCCGGAAGTTACGGACCTGCTCATTCAACGGCCCCCGAGACCATGAGAATTCTCGCGATCGACGTCGGTTCGAACTGCCTAGACTGGCTGATGCGCTGCCAGGAATGGGGGCATCAGGTCCGTTGGTACGACAAGCCTCGGCCGGATGGCACCGACCGTCACGCGGGCGAAGGCATCGTGCAAAAGATCCGCGACTACGACGAGCTGCGCCGGAAGTGGCTGGGATGGGCTGACCTGATTTACACGCCGGACAATGTCAGCTACCTCGAGATGCTCGAGCCGTACCGGAGGATCGGCTATCCGATCTACGGCTGCAATCTGGCGGCCGTCGAGTGGGAACTCGACCGTGAGGCCGGGCAGAAGGTCATGGAAGAGTGCGGGATGCGGATCATCCCGGGCAAGACCTTCCACGACTACGATTCCGCGATCGCCTATGTGAAGAAGGAAGGCAAGGCGTTCGTGTCGAAGCCGTCCGGCGATGGCGAGCGCGCGATGTCGTATGTTGCGGACAGCGCGGCCGATATGGTGTACATGCTCGGGCGCTGGAAGAAGATCGACAAGTACCGGTCGGCGGCGCGCCAGGACGGCTTCATCCTGCAGGAGAAGATCAGCGGGATCGAGATGGCGGTGGGCGGCTTCTTCGGACCGGACGGCTGGTCGCGCGGCTGGGTCGAGAACTGGGAAAATAAGAAGCTGATGAACGGTGATCTGGGCGTCAATACTGGCGAAATGGGAACCACAGTGCGCGTCGTCCGGCAATCGAAGCTTGCCGACGAGGTGCTCAAGCCGGCCACCGAGCACCTGAAGCGGATCGGGTACGTCGGATACGTCGACGTGAACTGCATGATCCCGACCGACGGAAAGGGCCCGTATCCGCTCGAGTGGACGATGCGCGACGGCTGGCCGATCCGCCACAACTTGACCGCGCTGATCGAGGGCGATCCCGCGCAGTGGATGGCCGACAAGATTCAGGGCCGCGACACGCTCAAGATCCGCATGGATGAGGTGTGCGTCTCGGTGCTGATGGCTCTGCCTGACTTCCCCTATTCGAAGATTACGAACAAGGAACTGTGCGGAATCCCGATCTACGGTGCCGAGGATATGGAGCATCTGCATTTCTCCGAGGTGATGATGGGCGTCGCGCCGCGCGAGGTGAACGGCAAGGTGGTCGATCTGCCGGGGCCGGTGACGGCCGGCGATTACGTGCTGATCGCAACAGGCAGCGGGGAGACGATCACCGGCGCGCGCCGGTCGGCGTACAGCGCGATCAAGAAGGTGAAGATCCCGAACAGCCCGTTCTACCGCACTGACATCGGTGTCGGTCGGCTGAAGAAGCAGCTGCCCGAATTGCAGCAGATGGGTTACGCGAAAGGGCTCTCGTATTAGGAGGACGCTATGCCGATGAAGTCGAAAGCGCAGAACCGAGCAATGCGCGCCGCGGCGGAAGGCCGATCGAAGATCGGTATCCCGAAAAAGGTCGCGAAGGAGTTCGTGCGCGCCGAGCATGGCAAGTCCACGAAGGGCCTGCCGGAACGGAAGCGGGGCAAGAAGTGACACGACGCTCGATGCGCGACGGCCTGATCAGTGAGGACTCGATCCGCCAAGCGCTGACCGAGGCGCGCGGCGACATTTTCATCGCCGCGTCGGTGCTCGATTGCACGCCGATCGAGCTCGACCGGTACGTCCGCGCGTCGGGCGTGCTGCAGCAGTTCGCCGCGGCGATCGAGACGATCAAGGTCGATCCGGCTTATTCGCGCATGAGCGCGGAGCAGTTCGAAGCCGCAGTAGCCGACCGCACGCGCGCGTACAAGGTGGTTGGCCTGGACGAGCTGCACAAACTGGCCACCATGGACCATGGCGGCAGCGGGGCCATGGCGAAGGTCAAGCTGCAGGCCGCGATCGCGCTGCGCGGCGGTGAACAGCGCGCGGCCGGCGATCGGGAAGTCGAGCATGCCCTGCTCGAGCTGAACCAGCTCTACCATGCCAACGCGCCGCGCATCAAAGAGATCCGCCAGACCGTCATTCGTCTTGAAGATGGTCGGGAAGCGATTCAACCAGTGATCGAATCTGGTCTAGATCTTCTATAGCCTTGCGGCGCTTGGCGGCGAGCGTGACCCAGTCCGGCGGGGTTGTCGGGTAGGTCAAGTACTTCGTCAGCGCGATGTGCCCGAGGCGCTTCATTTCGCGCAGCGCCGTCTTGTGGCCGGCGGCACGCACCTCGCGCTTCGACGCCACCCGCCCCGCCCCGGCCCATTCCCACGCGGGCAGCAGCGCCGCGGATTCTGGCGCCAGGCGCGGCCGGATATCCCATTCCTCGTGCGGCGCTAGCGCCCGGCGCATCAGCATCACGTGCTGCATCGGCACGCCGGACAGGTCGGCCAGCTCCTGGTCCGTCATGCGCCGCCCCTGGCAGTGCGTCCAGAGCGCGCGCAGCTGCATCTCCGACGGCGTGCGCAGGTCGATCGTGAGCTCGTGCTGACGCCAGGTGGGCGCAACCGGAATCACGACCTGGTCCGTGACCCCGGCCGACGCCTGCTCGAGATAGCGGCGCTCGAGCGGGCATTCGAAGAACACCATCACGTCGGCCTGGCCTACGGCGGGCGTGACCTTGCCGCGATTCAGCAGCACGCCGCCGTTCTCGCGCCAACGCGCCAGCTGCGCGGCGGCTTCCTTCTGCCACGCCGCCCACGCGAAGATCGGCAGATCCTTCAGCGCTTCGGTGCGTACGAGGATCGGCCGCGCGTTGACGTACGCGCGGTGCACGTGGATGTGAGTGAACGCCTCGTGCGCGCGTCGGATCGAGGCGACGACGTTGTTCGTGCGGTAGAACTTCATCGGTCAGCCCCGGCCGTGGCCCATACCGCCCGACGTGGCGCTACGGCCGCCGCGCGCGCCCGAAGTCGGACCGCTGCCGGCCGCGTTCGGCTCGCCGCCACGCGTCCAGTAGCAAGCGTTCGCGACGGTGGTGCGGTCGCAGTAATCGGGCGCGGCCGCGCAGGCCGACAGAAGCAAAGCAGCAAGTGCGATCAGGGATTTCATGGTGGATCTCCTAGTGGTGGAAAAGCCCATCCGCCGGACCCCAGCTGAACAGATACGGAAGGGCAATGAATGGGCCGAAAAGCAGCCCGAATATGAAACCGTCAACGAGCCAATCTGCGGCGCTGTACATGATCATTTCCTTCTCCGCTTCATGGATTCGAGCAGGATGTCCTGCACTTCCCGTTTCGTTTCGCGACGCAGCATCACGTCCTCGTCGACGGTGTCGCGCGCGATGATGTGGTAGATGAACATCGGGCGGTTATGGCCAGCCTGCAGCTGGCGTACCGGGCCGATCCGCTCGATGATTTGCTGGTATTCCTCGAGGTTCCACCAGTGCCCGAAGACGGCCAGGATGTTGCCGCCGTCCTGCAAATTCAGGCCGTGGCCGGCGCTGGCCGGGTGCGCGAACATGATTGGGATCTTCCCGGCGTTCCAGTCGCGCAGCGTCTGCGGGTTCTGGTCGAGCTGGCGCCCGCGCGGAAACGCGCGCTGCAGCCGGGCAAGGTCGGATTTGAAGTGGTAGGCCACGAGCACGGGCATGCCGGCGGCTTCCTCGACGATGTCCTCGAGCGCCTGCAGCTTCATGTCATGGACATCGGTCCAGCTGCCTTTCTCGTCGGTGTAGGCCGCGCCATTTGCCAGCTGCAGGCACTTCAGCGTGCGCGCCGCGGCGTTCATGGCCTCGATCGGGTTCTCGTCGATCTCCATGAACATGCGGCGCTCCATGTCCTGGTACAGCCGCCGCGCGCGCGCCGGCAGGTCCACGTAGACCGAGCGCACGATCGGCTGCTCGAGGTCGAACCAGTCGGCGGGGTTCAGCGAGATCGTGCAGTCGCGCAGCGCCGCCTGGATCTGCTCCTGCGCGTTCTCCAGCGGCTCCATCGCGTGGTAGCCGCGGTCGCCTTTCATCGGCCGGAACCAGCGCGACTCGAACGCCGTGTACGAGCGGCCGAGGCGCTGCCCACCGTCGACGAACCACTGCTGCCCCCAGAGGTCTTTCAAGCCGTTCGGGGAGGGCGTGCCAGTCAGGTTCGTCCAGCGCCGTACCTTCGTGTGCGCGACCTGCGCCAGCGCGCCGCCGCGCACGCTGCCGCCAGCGCCCTTGCGGAGGAACTCCTTGCCCGTCTTGCTGCGCTGGTTCGAGATCCGCGTCGATTTCAGCTTCGTCGACTCGTCGGCCACGACCGTGCCGAACGGCCACGGGCGGGGGTTGTGCTTGAACCAGTCGATCAGCCAGGGCAGGTTCTCGTAATTGATCGAGAACACCGGCGCGTCGCGGCGCAGTTGCATCGCACGCCGAGTCGCGTCGCCCAGGATCGGCACGACTTCCATGCCGGACAGGTGCTCCCACTTCGCGCACTCGTCCGGCCAGGTCGACTGAGCCACGCGCAACGGCGCACAGACGAGCGTCGGTTGCGTCTCGATGCCCAACGAGTAGAGGTCGTCGAGCATTGTCAGGGTGCTGACCGTCTTGCCCAGACCCATGCCGGCCCAGACGTTCGAGCGCGGCACGCACGACTGGTGGTCGATGATCAGCCCCTGATAGGGATGGGGCGCGAAGACGCGGCGGTTCATGCTCGCGCGTTCCGCGAATCGATCAGGTGCAACAGGAAGCAGCGGCGCCAGAGAAGCAGCGCGCCGTCAAGCGTCGAATCAAAGGCTTCCAGCCCGTTCGCGTGCACTTTCCACAGATTGGCGCTCAGCTGCCGGGCGCGGGGTTTGATGACGTGGTGCATTTCGATGTTCGTCCGTAATCGACAAAACATCGCAACCACTACCGCCAGAGCCTTAATTCACACGGGTTTTCGGGGGTTCGAATCCCCCTCTCTCCGCCAGAATATAAGGCCCCGAAAGCCCCCCCCGGTAAAGGAAAGTCCAATACTGGTAAGGGTTCCGGGGCTTTTGCTTTTCATGGTATGTCAATTCAGCATGTCAATTCGCGTGTCAAAATACGTGGATGGACGACATGCAATCACTCCCAAATGGGCTCCGCCTGGAGGGCTCGGTTTATCACCTTCGCATTGGTATCCCGGATAACGTGCGGCACCTTTGGCCGCGCCTGAAGAATGGCAATCTGGCGACCAATGCTTTCCGAGCAAGCCTTACGACCTCTGACCGAGCAGAGGCGATCACACTGGCCCACAAGCTGATAGCCGAGTATCGGACCAAGTTCCAGGCCCAGGTCACTTCGCCAAGCGCGGAAGGGATTGCGGCGTCGACGCAGCAGTCGGCGCATATCACGGCGAACCTGCACGCGGATTGCCGCTGTATGTCCTGCCGAACCGATAGCGACCGAGGTTCGTGCCAGGTTCTACGCGTCTTCTCCGGGCCACCACGGCTTCCCCGCCCGGTCGATCAGGTAGTCGTCTAGGTTCTTTCCTTCGAGCCATTTCGGGCGTGGACCATGGCCGGACCACGTTTTGCCCGTGGACGAGTCGTAGTATTTCGCTGGCGCCCGCTGTTTGCGCGACTTCCGGAAGCCCGCTGCCCTCAGCAATTCGTCTTCCGTGATGCCGTACAGCGCAACGCGCTCCTGAACGGCTGCCAAATATGCTTGCTTCTCGTCCTTCTTGACGTCCGCAAGACGGGTATTCAATTCACGCAGTTGCGCTTGGAGATTCTGAAGGTCAGTGGTCACGATTGAACATAGAGCAAATCTAAAACATACGAGATGATAGCGGACTAGGGAAACACTGATTTATCAGGCTCGGCGGTCATCGCTGACGCAGCCGAGGACGTTGTAGAAAGCAACTCACGGAACGG